GCATTGCCCTATATTATATACATCGGTAAATTATTTGAACAATATGCGCCTGAAAGATACAAGAAACAAAAAGAACAATGGGATAAAACACACGATGATTTTAGAATTAAAAACACCCCATTCACAACAATAACTGTCAATAAAAATTTTAGAACTGCCTGTCATTATGACAAGGGGGATTTAAAAGAGGGTTTTGGCAATTTAGGGGTATTACAAGCTGGTGAATATTCTGGTGCCTACACACTAATGCCCAAATATGGAATTGGAATTAATGCAAGAAGCTGTGATGTTGCCTTTTTTGATGTTCACGAATTGCACGGAAATACAGAACTAAAGACAATAGGAAATGCTGAAAGGATATCAGTAGTCGCTTACTTTAGGAAAAAAATGACTGATTGTGGTAGCGCTAAAGAAGAATTGGAAAGGATTAAGAATGCGTAATTATGAGCAAATATTATCCAATATTTATGAAAAAAATATATGGGATAGAGGCTCTGGTCTTGGAAGTTCTTATAATTATAATAAGCAATATATAATTTTTTTAGAAAACTTTATTAAACAAAATAATATTAAAAACATTATTGACCTTGGCTGTGGGGATTGGCAATTTAGTCAACACATAGATTGGAGTAATGTAAACTATGTTGGATTGGACTTGGTTGATTCCTTAATTAAAAAAAATAATGAAGATTATAAGCAAAATAATATAAAATTTTATAAGGCAGATATACACCAAATAGAAGGCATTTTTCAATATCTTGGTAGGGAAAATCAATTAATTTTAATTAAAGATGTCTTACAGCATTGGACAGATAAAGAAATTATAAATTGGCTGGATAAGTTGTTAAAGTTAGATTTCAAATTCGCCTTGATTACAAGTGGGTGGAAACATTATAGGCAACCTGAAAAAAATAATTTTCCTAGAGATATAAATAATAAATACAGTTATGCGCCTCTCGATTTTAATAAAAAGCCATTTAATAAATATCCATTTAAGCACCTAATGTATTATAGATTTAAGGAGGTTGTTTTGTATGAAAACAGATTATAGAATAGCCATACCTACATTCAAAAGAAGCGAGGCAATTAAAAACAAGACATTTAAGTTCTTGGAAAAAACGAATATAAATTTTAGCCATATTGATATTTTTGTCAGCGATAAGGAGGAGGTAGATTTATATAAGGAATCCCTCAAAAATTATGATGTCAACATAATAGGTAGTGTAATAGGTGTTGGAAAGAATAGAAATTTTATAGTTGATTATTATCCTGTCGGACAAAAGGTTTTTGGACTTGATGATGATATTGATTCAATAACAATGAAAGTTGATTCAAAGCACATACAGGAAATACAGGATTTAGATAACTTTATAAATACAGCTTTTGACATAACAATAAAAAATAAATTAAATTTATGGGGGATATATCCTGTAAACAATCCTTATTTTATGAAAAACAATGTCAGCTTTTCTTTAAAATATATTGCGGCTGGTTGCTATGGCTGGATAAACAATAAGGAGGACAAGGCATATTGCTCACTAGAGGACAAGGAAGATTTTGAAAGAAGCATTAAGTATTATCTAGCAGATAATGGTGTTGTTCGCTTTAATTATATTTCAATGCAGACAGTTTATTATGGAACATCAGGAGGTATGCAAGTTACCAGAACAAAACAAAGGATTATAGATTCTGCCAATTATTTGATAAAGAAATATCCTTATCTTTGCAAAGGATTTATAAGTAAGTCAAGAGGGGTAAAGGAAGTAAGATTAAGAGATACAAGGTTAAAAAGGAAATGAACGAAAAAGTCAAAAAGAAAGTGGGAAGACCCAAAAAGGAATTGAAGCATTCACTCAAAGATTTGGAGAAATTAGCCACTATGCAATGCACAAGGGAAGAGATTGCTGCTTTTGTTGGGTGTTCTATAAGCACTTTAAAGCGTAATTTTGACCCCCCTATAAAAAAGGGTTGGGATAAGGGCAAAAGGAGTTTGCGTAGAGCGATGTTTGATAAAGCTATGCGAGGCAATACAACTATGCTTATATGGTTATCCAAGAATTATTTAGGAATGAAAGACAAGGTAGAAACATCTGAGGAAAAAGAGCCATTGCCTTGGTCATATGAAATAGAGGAAAATGGGACTAACAACACCACAGAGTGAAGTTATCACAAATAGGGCAAGATTTAGAATACTCATATCTGGGCGAAGATTTGGAAAGACTTTTGTAGCCATAAATGAATTGGCTAGGTTTGCTCGTTTCCCCAATAAGAAAGTTTGGTATGTCGCACCTACTTATAGACAAGCCAAGTCAATATGTTGGGTGGATTTAAAGGAAAGATTAAGACTTCATAATTGGATTTCGGAAATAAATAATAGTGATTTGACTGTAACATTAAGAAACAATTCGCTAATCTCATTACGAGGTGCTGATAACGAACAATCATTGAGAGGCGTGGGTTTAGATTTTTTAGTAATGGACGAATTTGCTGACATTGATAAAGCTGCTTGGTATGAAGTATTAAGACCGACATTATCCGACACACAAGGACACGCATTATTCTGTGGCACTCCAAGAGGCTTTGGTAATTGGGCATATGATATGTATGTGAAAGGACAATCAGATAAGGAATGGGAAAGTTTTAAATTCACAACTTTAGATGGTGGTCAAGTTCCTAAAGAGGAAATAGAACAAGCTGAATCAGATTTGGATGAACGGACATTTCAACAGGAATATTTAGCAAGTTTTGTTAATTATGCTGGAATGATTTACTATAACTTTGACAGAAAATTACACTTGATCAATGAATATAAAAAACAATATAGTATTTTATATGTGGGTTTAGATTTTAATGTCGATCCTATGTGTGCTATTGTTTGCGTTATAGAAGATGATAAAATATTTATAATAGATGAAATACAAATTTGGAGTTCTAATACAAACGAAATGGTTGATGAAATTAAAAGGCGATACAAAGTAAAGGTAAAAATTTATCCAGACCCTAGCGCAAGACAACGAAGAACAAGCGCTGGTGGATTAACAGATATAGCAATATTAAAAAATGCAGGACTAGAAGTTTATTGTAGAAACTCTGCACCATTTGTTAGGGATAGAATTAATTCAGTAAATGCGAAATTAAAAAATGCAAAAGGTAAAGTTTCTATGTATATTGTTAATTCTTGTAAGAATATGATTAAGAGTATAGAAAGACAGATATACAAAGAGGGAACTCATGTACCAGATAAGGACTCTGGTTATGACCATTTCAATGATGCTCTTGGCTATATGATTGAATATAATTTCCCTCTGCGTAGAGAATTTAAACCTAACAAAATTCGTAGGTGGAGTTGATGGCAATATACGATAGAGATTTTTTAACCACAAAGCACGAACTATATAAATCTAATTTGGATAATTGGGAATTTTATATTCGTTCCTATCTTGGTGGCAGAGATTATAAGAACGGATATTACCTCAACAAATACATTCTGGAAACACCAGAGGAATACGATCAACGAGTACGATTTACTCCTATTGATAATCATTGTCGAAATGTCGTTCAAATATATTCTAGTTTTCTATGGAGAGTTCCACCAAGTAGGGATTATGGAACTTTAAAAGGTGATCCTCAATTAGAGGAATTTATCAAGGATGCAGATTTAGATGGTAGGGAATTTAATAATATTATGCGTGAAATACAAGTCAACGCAAGTATTTATGGTAACTGTTGGGCGATAGTTGACAAGCCACAAGTTAATACAAAAACAAGGGCAGATGAATTACAGCAAGGCATACGACCTTATATTTCCATCTATACACCAGAGAATATTGTTAATTGGCATTATTCAAGGGCATTAAGTGGAAGATTTTATTTGGATTTATTAGTTGTTGTTGAGGATATTAATAAGGAAAGGGCAATAATAAAAGTATTTACTGAAGAGGATATTACAACTTATGAAGTAAAGGATTATCATATTGTTTATGGCAAAAAAGAGGCAATATTAATTGATGAAATTATTAATCCCATTAAGAAGATTCCAGCAGTTAATTTATATAACCAACGATCAAGTAAAAAACCAATAGGCATTAGTGATTTATCTGATGTCGCTGAACTGCAAAAATCAATTTACAATGATTATTCAGAAAAGGAACAATTGATACGATTAGCCAACCACCCTAGTTTAGTTAAAACTCCCAATGTTGAGGCGAGTGCTGGTGCTGGTAGTGTTATTGAAATACCAGAGGATATGGATAGCAATTTAAAACCTTACATCATTCAACCAAGTGGCTCAAATTTAGATGGC